AGATGGGACGTTGTTTACAGGTAATACACACAAAATGCCTAACGGAAGTTTACACTCCGGTAAAACACACGGAAAAACCAGTGTAAAGTTGTTTCATTTTAACGAGCTTTCAAAGAAATCACAAAGAAACGCTAAATAAGGAGACACCATATGGCAGGACTTTACGATAATATACATGCTAAACGAAAACGAATAGCAGCAGGATCTAAAGAAAAAATGAGAAAAGTAGGGTCTAAAGGCGCACCTACTGCCAAGCAGTTTAAAAAAGCCGCTAAAACAGCTAAAAAGAGGAAGTAATCATGCCAATGGGAAAAGGAACATACGGAAGTAAATCAGGACGACCCGCTAAGAAAAAGCCAGCGAATAAAAACAAAATTAAAAAAGTTAAAACTTCTTACAAATAAAAGTAAAAAAGACTTGACTTTTGTTGCAAAATATGCTAGTATGAGATATGCTTTACACCCTGTCCTAAATTTAGGAGAAACAGAAATAGTGAGAGATAACTTTAATGATACTCCAGAAGCTTTGGAAAAGTATTATGATTCGTTTAGAGAAATGTTTAACACAGACGGTTGGCAAAATCTCTGCAACGATTTTAAAGATAACGCAGAATGTATTAATTCTGTTGAATCAACTAAAGGAATTGATGATCTTAATTTTAGAAAAGGTCAGCTTGCAGTTATCTCTACTCTACTTAACCTTGAAAATTATATTAAAAGTATGGAAGAAGAACATTACAAGTCTTATCTCCAAGAAGCAGGAGTAGTTTAGTGGCTGTATTGTTTGACTTTAAATGCTCAAAAGGACATATACATGAAAGAATAACAGACTCTTCCGTTATTTCTGTTCAGTGTCCTGTGTGTGAAGAACAAGCGTTTAAAATAATTAGTGCTGTAAATTTTTCTCTTGATCCCATATCTGGTCATTTTCCTAGCGCAACTGACAAGTGGGCCAAACATAGAGAAATTAAAATTAAAGAAGAAAGAAAACAGGCAAACTCTTAGAGTCCTGATAACATAACACCCTTTTCCACAATCATATGACGGAGTTAATAATGGGTCAATTAGTAGATGAGCGTCCACCCGAAGAAGCATCAAGTATTACTGAGGAATCTTTCACAGAACAAGAACAGGCACCTGTAGAGTCTCTAGAAAATAGCATCCCAGAAAAGTATCAGGGAAAAAGCAATTCTGAGATTATTCAAATGCACCAAGAAGCCGAAAAGCTTTTAGGTCGTCAAAGTTCTGAAGTTGGTGAGTTACGAAAGGTAGTAGATACTTACATACAAGGGCAGACACAACTCGACCAAGGGAGTACGCAAGAAGTAGCTGAAGAAATAGATTTCTTTTCAGAACCAGAGAAAGCTATTCAGCAACAGATTGACAATCACCCTAAAATATTAGAAGCAGAAAAAGTAAGCCGTGAGTACAAACAAGCGACTGCTAAAGCTCAACTTCAAAAACTACATCCTGATATGGGAAATATTGTACAGGACGCTAAGTTTCAACAGTGGGTATCGGCTTCTAAAATACGACAACAGCTTTTTAATCAAGCAGACAAGTTATACGATTATGAAACTGCTGATGAACTTTTGAACCTGTGGAAAGATCGACAGACGGCTGTACAACAAACAGCTACTAACGAAAAGCAAGACCGAAAGCAGACTGTTCAAAACGCATCAGTAGGGACTAACAAAGGATCGTCGGCTCCTGTTTCTAAAAAGATTTACCGTCGTGCAGACATTATTAAACTTATGAAGGAAGACCCTCAACGCTATTTAGCTCTTTCTGATGAAATCACAAGAGCTTACGCTGAGAGGAGAGTCCGTTAATGATTATACAAGAGGAAACCCTCTTAAACTAAAGGAAAGTTATCATGGCTACACAACCCGCATATGTAACATCAAGTTCCGGCGCATACGGAACAGCCGCTAAAGCAATTAGCGCAACAGAAGCAGCAACTTTTATCCCCGAAATTTGGTCGGATGAAATTGTTGCATCTTATGAGAAAAGCCTAGTTCTTGCTAATCTCGTTAAGAAAATGTCCATGCAAGGTAAGAAAGGTGACACTATTCACATTCCTTCTCCTGATCGTGGCGCTGCTTCTGCTAAAACTGAAGGTACGTTAGTTAACATTCTACACGGAACTTCAACCGAAGTTGTAGTATCTATTGATCAGCATTTTGAATACTCTCGTTTGATTGACGATATTGCTGAAACTCAAGCCCTTGCTTCTTTGCGACAGTTTTACACTGCTGACGCTGGTTATGCTTTGGCTACTCAGGTAGATAATGCTCTCCATGCTCTTGGTAAGAACTTTGGTGACCAAGGTAACGCAAGTGCTACTGATTATATCCACAGTAATTCTTACTTTATTGACGCTTCTAATGGTTTGACTCTTAACGCAGCTAACACAGTAGTTGGTGGTACTGATGTATTTACCGATGCTGGTTTCCGCGCTTTGATTCAGAAGCAAGACGAAGAAGACACCCCAATGGATAATCGGTTCCTTGTTGTTCCTCCTTCAGTCCGTAACACTATCATGGGTATTGATCGTTATACCTCTGCTGATTTTGTATCAAGCCAGACTGTTCAGAATGGGCTTATTGGTAACTTGTATGGTATTGATATTTTTGTATCAAACAACTGCCCTGTCCACACCGCCGCCGGTGACAACTCAGCTAGTTCTGTAGACCTTAAAGCCGCTATGCTTGCCCACAGCGACACTATGGTTCTTGTTGAGCAACAAGGTGTGCGGACTCAGACTAGCTACAAGCAAGAGTATCTTGCCACTCTGATGACTGCTGATCGCCTTTACGGTGTTGAGCCTCTTCGTTCAGAGACTGGCTTTATTCTCGCTGTATAAGCTAGCTAAAACCGAGGGTTTCCAAGGATGGTTACCCTCGTCTTTTAAGACGTATCTACACAAGCATATAATATCTAAAGAGGTTTAAAGTGAACTTTTTATCTTTAATTATATCACCTCTTGCCAATGTAGTAACTACCCACCTAAAAAACAAAGCCGAAGAAAAACAGGCTGTACATAAAAGAAAACTTACTCAAATAGAAAATGAGGCATCTTGGGACGAAACACAAGCCAAGAATGCTAATACTTCACTCAAGGACGAGTGGTTTGTTTTTTTATTAAGCATCCCTATGATTGGTGCTTTTGTTCCCGACATGGTTCCCTATGTTAAAGAAGGTTTTGTTGTGTTAAATGAAATGCCAGAGTTTTACAAAGCATTTCTAGGGGCTGCTATAGCTGCTAGTTTTGGCATTAAAAGCCTTGCTAATTGGAAGAAGTAGATGTCATTATTTAATCCCGAAGATATTATGAAAATGGCTGTAGGTTTAATACCTTCGGATTTGCAGTATGATATGAATAATGACGGTAGGATTACTTCTGCTGATGCTGTGGCTTATGTAAAACAAAATCCAAACCAAGCCTCAGAAACTGTAAAAGAAGAAAAAACGCCAGAAGAAGAGTTAAGTGATTATTTAAGTTTTGTTAATAATTTAGAAACTGAACTTGAAGCCTCAAGAGAAGGGGGTAGAGCCGCAACTGCTGGTGGATCTCTTGATTTCTGGGGAGGCGGTTACTTTGAAGACGAAGACCTTTTAGCTATAGACGCTGCTGGTGATTTTTATGATAATGCAAGAGTTTCTCTTTCTGATTATATAACAGACAATAATATTCCTTTGTATAAGGACATAGACGGCAAACGGTATTTTTTAAATACGGGTGCTGATATGTTTGGTTCTGACGCAGATACCCGCGCCGGTAGCCAGTTTATGAAAGAGCTTATGGGAACTACTGTTGGTGGGGACTATATAGCTGGAGGCCCAGTAGGTACTTACTCTACAGTTTTTCAACCGGACGAAGGGTTTGTTTCTGGTGCTTTAAACGACCCGTTAATAAACTTAGCTGCTACCTTTGTTCCCGGCGGTCAGCTAGCTCTTCAAGGAGCAAGAGCAGCTACAGGAGAAACTTTACATCTTGGTGATTATATTTCAGCGGGTCTTTCTGCTAATCAAGCAGGATTATTTGGTGAAGGAACTGAGGCAGTAAATGCAGCCTCTGACGCTGCTGCTGGAGATGTTTTTGCTGCTGGAGGTACTGTACAAGAAGCAACACAGGCTGCTGCTAATGCCGCTGCTGATGCAACAGGTATATTGTCTCCTGATATTGTAGATATGATAGGTTCCGCAAGCGGAACAACAGGTGGTGGAGAGTTTGATTTTACAGACGTTATTAACGCCGGACTAGACGTTAACGATTCTCTTAAAGAAGTTGAAGATGGAATTATTTACAATTACACTGGAGCAGAAGACACAGGTGTTCCTGACAATGAAGTTACTGAAGACGGTGAAAGCCGAGTAGCTACAGAAACAGGAGAGTATGATACTAACTTTTCTTCTCCTTTTAATGTCGATCTTGGCGATCTTGAAGATATATTTAATAGCGAAGAAACTTTT